GCTCTTGAAGAGGTAAAGAAAGCTGCTCACTAGTCTCTTCAAACACAGGAGCGCCTCGTTCATCGACGCCGCGACGGACAACGGTCCTTTGATTACCGTCACGGTCAACGAATTGGACTGTCTCTGACTCTGGTTGTGGTTCACGGCGAGCGGGCTCTCCTTCAAGGGGTAGTTCCTGATCTGTCGGTATTGCCTGTGCTGCCCCAGAAACTTCTATGGGTGGGGTATCGTCTAGATCTATTGTTGGATCTTCTCTGACAATCGGTGGCTCAGGTCGGCTTGCTTCCTTTTCCTGTTCTTGTTTACGGGCAAAAGATTCGCGGTCTAAAGCATCGAACCTCTCCTCGATTGCCGCAGCAGAGAGCGGGCTGCCAGAGCTTTTAAGTTCATTAGAAACCTCTTCGGCTACTCTTCTCTTTGCGAGACCTGCTTCTTCTATCGTGCTGCCACGGACCATGCGCCCAAGAGGTCTTGCCAAAGGCATAGCGGCACCAAAGATACCCCCATAGATTGCGGCCATACCCGCATTAACTACCCGCTCCCCAAGAGCCATTTCTCTGCCAGTAACTCCTGTCTGAATAAAGCTGTTTAAGAACTCATCAAGGCCTTCTTCTAGACCCTCTCCGATGAATCCTCTGGCGGTAGATCTGATTCCTTCGTTAGCTTGATTGACTCTAGACCATTGCTTTTTGACTCCTCCTTTAACAATCTGAGCAATGGTCCTGTCGAGGACGCGGTCGCTATTCTCCAAGTCTAATTTGTCAGCAGTCTTAGAAAGACCTTTAATAAATTTTCTGACTGCTCCACTGGAAGCGCGAGTACCAATAAAGTCTTCAACTCCACCTAAGCCAATACCACGGAACCCTAAGACGATGCCGCCAGTCAAAGCGCCAGCAAACATCCCCGCGCCTAGAGATTTCTGGTGCCGCTCGACAGGGTCCATGTCTTCCGGCAAATCTGCGTAGACAGCAGCATACGTCATGCTACCGCTCCTCGTAGCAGCGGGCAAAAAGATGCTAGTGTTTAAAGCAAACTTATTGGATACAACCTTGTTGTACTGATTCAGTACCCTTTGAGCAGATATAGGTCGTAGAGCTGCTTTAATATTTTCATCAATAGCGTCTTGAGCTAGATCAGAACCTCCTTTGGTGGTAGATGCTGCTTTCTCCAGCGAAGACTTCATTAAGGCACCCTGCTCTTTACTGATGATGTTTTTAGCTACGTCATCATCAATATCTTTAAGGGCCTGCTTGTAGTTCTTAGTAGGATTTCCAAAGTCTTTAATGAGTTTTTGGGTCAGTAGCCGGTCGGCTGTTTGTTCAGCCGTTTCTTTACCTGCGCTTCTGGATAAAGCACCTGCCACAATGCCTTTGACTATTCCTTTTGTAGTCAACCGTGCGCCTGTTTTAAGACCCATGTATGCTGCCCCACCCACTCCTGTTGTAGCCGTCAGAAAAGCAGTAGCTGTCAGGTCTACGGCTACTGGGGCCACCATAGATGTTAGGGTAGTAACAAAGCCTACGTCATTACCAAACATTTGAGCTACTTGTTGCCGCGCTTGACGTTGCCTTTGATTAGTAAGCAAGATGTTGAGAGCCGTTTCATTTGGCTCCCCATCTATGCCCGACACAGCAACAGTCAGACCAGCCCCTGTGTCAGTAAAAGCGTCAGGGATTGAACGTAAAACACTGCCAACAAACTCATTTCTGAAACCGCTGTATTCGGTTTCGGACATGTAGTCCTCAAAAATTTCGGTCTCTTCTTTGCCTTCTATCAAGCCTTGAGTAAGAGCATCGTTCCAAGAAGAAGAGAGATACGTATCATTCAGGGCTTTCTTGTATGTGGGTAGGAGTGCCTGTAGTCTTGCTTTTCTGTGGTTTTCTAGTCTTTCTTTCTGCTGAGTGGGCATCCCCTTGACTGCTTCATTGAATACAGCTCTGTCAGCAAACAGATTGTCGTGGACGGCGTAATCACCATACCCAAAGGTGCGGATATTATTTGTTAGGTCATCGTCGTCGAAGTCAAAAGCCCCCGAAGACATAGCTTGGCTACCTGCCACATATTCTATCGCTGCGGCTCTATCATCGTAGGGCAACGATAAAGTGTCGGGCAGGTTTCGTGCCAGCTCTGTGACAGCTTCGTTTTTTAGAGTCTGTAAGCGCTCGCCTGATGCTCTCTTTTTTCCTAACTCTTGGGCATACCTGTTAATAGCGCGGGTAAACCCGTCTTCTTTTTTAGCAACGTTAATCGCGTCTAGCGCCTGAGTATAGTTTTGGTATCTCCACAAGGGTACATCAGTATCCCCTTTGGTCTGCATTGCTTGTTGTACAAGACCAATATGAGAGGCATTCAAAAAACCTGCTTCTTTTCCTCGCTGATACGCTTGGAAAGCAGAGAGACCCGCCGCCGCGTCGCCCCCTCTGATCTGTGAGCCGCCCTCTGTTTTGTAAATAGCAAAAGGAGTTAGGCCGTCTTCAAGAGCTTGATCCAGCCCTTTTGAGTAGTTGTCGTCTACTACTTTGCTGACCCTACCAAATAGCTCCTCTTCTTTCTCAAGAAACTCAGGGGTCGCATCACCCCTATTCTTAATATTCAAAAATGCATTGTACTCCCGCAGCGTGTCGGCTTCTTCACTTCGGGAGTCTATGACCCCGTCACGAGTAACATACTTAAACTTGTCATCGAACGTAGGTTCTTGAGGCGTTAAAGCATTTTTTATGTCTTCGTCAGAATACTTATCACGATCTTGGAGGATCGACTGAGACAAAGACTCACCAATAAAATTTTCTATTTCTTGGTTGTAAGTCCCCTCTTCTAAATAAGCCTCTCTGACATAATCAGCATACGCTGTTTTACTTTGCAGGGGGTCGGTGATTCCGCTGGAAGCGGACCAGTCTTGGATGTTTACTAGCTCAGGCACAGCTAAGGCAAGTTATGTGTTATATGTTGTGGTTATTCTGGGGTACTAAAACCAGTGGCTATATTTGCTTTTTCGGGCTTAGTGTAGAGGGTTTCTCTAGGATCAAGGCCAAGTCCCATTCTTGTCTGGGCTCGCGTGGCTAGATCGAGTCTACGGATTAACTCATCATCTGGGAGAGACCGTATGACCACTTCTAAGTCTGCTCTGGTCTCGCCTGTGGTGGCATCCCCTAATCTTACTAAACCGTCTACTGCCCGTCGCCTTTGATCGGGGTCTAACTTGCGTAAAGCAATGCCTTGGTCTGCGAGGATGTCTCTCTGCTCTTGAAGGTCTTTGTCCTCGTAATCCTTAAGGCTTTTCTTATCTAGCCTTCTTTGGAGTTGCGCTTCAATTTCTTCTTCTGAAGTATCTTCGTACTTAGGTGCTGTAACGATTGTTCTTAGGTCCGCTATATCTTTTTCTTTTACGTCCTCTATCTCTTCTTGCCTAGCCAATGCTGTTTTTTGAGCCCTCACAGCATCTAATGCTCTAGCCCCATCTTTGTAAGACCTTCGACCGGCAACAATGTCTTGAGCAAAGTCTATCTGACCAGCGCCAACCAAACTATTAAGAACAGCAGTTTCTAGCTGCCTTATGCCAGCTCGTGCTTGGTTGTCCATCGACTGCTCAAACTCAGTCTCACGGATAGCATTGCTGTGAGTTTTAGATAGAAGAGGGCTGTTCATCAGGAGGTTCGCGTTTGCTGTCCCCCATGCAAGTAGGTCTTTTTTTTGTTCAGTCGCAGACTTGTCCGAAGATAATACTTCGGTAATCTCATTCAGCTTAACTGGGTCTTCGGCTAATCTTCTTTGCTCACTCTGGCGCAGGCTCTCTTCATACTGGAGCTGGAGGTTTTTAAACTGTAGGTTTTGAGTCTGTAGCTGCGCTATGTTCCGACGTAAATCCAGTAGGCGATCTTGAGCAGGAGCAACTTCCCTATCAAAAGTACTAATTAGCTGTCTACGTTCAGAAGCCCTGAGATTAGACATCTCAGGGAAGTTAGTGAACTTGGAAGCAGCTATGTCGGCTGCGATGTCAGTCTCGAAGGCTTCGGCCATGTTAGCTGGTAGGTTATCTGTTTCTAGGGCTTTGCTGAATTTTAGAGCGCGGGCTGCCTGCCTCTACTATATTGGACGCCTGCTTTCTAAGTCTGCTTCCTTCCCTCCTCAAAAGTTCCTGCCTGTCGCTTTGCTCACCAGTTCCTATGTTAGGGGTATTCATTCTTTCAACGGCTGCTAAGGCACTTAATTGTTCAGCGGTTTTTTTATTCCCTTCCGCAGCAGCATTACGGGACTCCCTATCTAAATCACCAGCGCGTGTCCCTAACTCTTTGGGTGCTTGCCTCAAAGCTGTGCCAGTTTGAAAAGCCTTACCTGCCCTTAATGCACTACCAGACCCAAGAACATAGTCATCACTTTCTCTTCGGTCCATTGCTTCAAGCCCACTTGTGGCCTCGCGGACGCTCATCGCTGCTCTAGCTTGACGCTCTGCAGCGGGTAGCGCGGAGTCACTTGCAACGGCAGCAGCTCCTCCAACCGCCGGAGCAGGTGACGTAGCTGCGGGAGTATCCCCCTGACCAATAGCCCGATCAAAATCAGCAGGGTCGGGGGTGGTTTCCCCACTCCCTACCGCAGCAGTAATCCCTTCTCTCTGGAAAGTTGAGTCAAACATTTGACCCGTGACACCTAGACCTTCAGCCGATCTTCTAAACCCTTCAAATTGTTCAGGAGTAAGGTTTCTTTCTTGTGCCCTTTGCTTTACTTGATCGAAAAGTTCACGGCGCATTGTCCTGTTAAACTGATCTGCGGAAACTCCAGATTTTTCTGCAAACTCGCGGGGCAGGTTAAAATTTTTATCTTTACCTAACCCTAGTCTTGTAAACTCAAACAACTGACGACGAGACTCCGCATCTGTCTTCCCATAAAAATCTGGAACCTCTGTTCTTTCTCTCCGCATCTGACGCACTTCATCTAGTACATCAAACCCTTCCGCAGCATCTCTGGCTACCATAGAAAATCTGCGCTCTGGGGGAGCGTCAAAATCTACACTTAAATCATCAGGCTTTGATAGACGGTCTTTAATTTCTCCGATCAGAGGGGCGCTAGTTCCTACAGGTGCAGAAGGACTACCAGTCAATGCCTTATCACGGGCTTCAGCACGAGGTACATCAAAGTCTAGTACGTCTTGAGTTATCCTGTTGCGTAGACGAGTCTCTAAACGTCTTACAGCCTGTGGGTCTCTAGCAATTCTTCCTCCGCGAGATTTATCGGCTTCTAGTAACCTATTAAGCCGCGCAGGAAGTTCGTTGTAAGCGTCTTCTAAACGTTTTTCTAAAACAGATAATGCCATGATTACCAAAGGTGTTTGCAAGCCCAGTAACGGGCGGTCGTTTTGTCTTTTGCTGTAGCGCAGTTATGTCGTGCTCTAAAATTAGCGCGGCGTTTGGGGTCTTTGTGTTTTCTAAAGTCGCTGTAGTCGCGGTGCCCGTAGGAAACTTTTTTTATTTTGTCCCCTTGCTTCCCTAAGACTACAAATTTTTTCTTCGATCCTTTGGGGGCTCTCTTAGGCTTATTAAACCCAGCATAGGTCTCCCCCATATACTGTATTCTACCCGACGGTAGTCGTTTAAATCGCTTAGACGCCACAGGCTATAAATTACCTTTTTGTAAGGATATTGTCAATTCTAGCCTAATTCCTAAGGCTTGTAATATAACTGCTGGATATTAAACTTTGCGCTTATGTCTGAAAAGCTGTCTAAAGAAGACCTCAAAAAGCTTAGAGAACAGAGTCAGAAAGAGTTCTATGCTAGACTTCCAAAAGAAGCAAACGTAGGGCCTGTAAAGCCAAGGTCTAGTTTGGCTCGATTATTACGCGGCGTACGTAGAAAACCAGAGCTTGATGAAGTGCCTCGTCTTTCGGCCGAAGACTTCACGAGAGACTCTGATTTTGATGACAAAAATTTTGTACTAAAAAGAAAAGAATCTTTGGCTAATATCATTAGACCTTACTACGGAGAAAACTTAGACAGGGAAGTTAGGGAGGCTAGAAGAGCTAATTATGCTGTTGGAATGTCTACAGCCAAAGAAAGAATTGTAGACCCAATGTCTTACAGTAGAATATACGAGGATTTTCCTGTAGAAGTCCAACAGTTAAAATACCCTAATTTTGATATAGAGTCAGAAATCTCACAAGTTAGTACTAAAGAAGGGGCAAAAATAAGGGAGCGTAATTTTGATTATTTCAAAAGCCTGTTGTCTTCTGATGACCCTGAAACTCGTGAAGAAGGCGAATGGTTTTTTAGAGTAAATTCATTAGACCCTGATAAAGGGCCAAACACACAAGCATCAGCCACGCAACATGAATTAGGGCATGCCGTATTCAGACCTGAATCTGCATCAGGGAGGGGTGATTTAGCCTACTCTCTTGGTAATACCCCATTCTATTTATCTAACGAAAAATTTGGTTTGCCGCCCTCAGCAGGTGGGACATCTAAAACAGGATTGCGGCACATACAAAAACCTTATGAAGTATTGCAAGCTGCGGGTCGATTCCAGAGAGAATTTTTCAAAGAAACAGGAGATAGGGTTAAACCGGGAGAGTTCACAGGCTTAGTTTTAAGTAAGGAAAAACCAGATTATTTGTCACAAGAGGGGCAGCGTCTTTTAAACTATGCTCAGGACAGCATAGAAAGAATTGATGACATTTATGAGGAAGAGGAGGCCAAAAAAATAAAAGAGAGTTTTCTTGATAGGTTAGAGGCCATTCTACCTACTGTTGTAGAGGCGGAGAACCCCCCGTCAAACCAGAGGGCGGTTTAAAAAGTCCCTCTTAAATCATATTGGTACTATTCTTCTCAAGAATGGTACCAAGGGTAAATGGGGAGGACTTTTTAGGATAGCAAATGACTATCGTTATTTTGGAGCGCCTGCCCCAGAGTCTTAATTGTAACCCGCTTCCTGTACCCTGCGCCCTTTTCGTCTTTGGGTGGGTCGATTGCCACGAGTCCCAATCGCTGCCTAGCACAGTCAAGAGCAAGGAATGCGGCATCAGCCAAGTCGGGGCTCCTACCGAACCTAGACTTGAACTCGATCTTGGATTCAATTTTCACCTTCAAGGAACCAGTCTTAATCATGTCGTAGTTCCTAGCGCACATCTCCTGAGCAAGGTCAGAGCTAATCCCGTATATCTGTTTAGTCCTCATAAGTTCCTTACCCACAAACCATAACTCAGATACACGGTTCACGTAGAGTTCTTCACCAGTAAGCTGACTGTTCATAGAGACGCGCTTGTCAGAAGCCTTCCCACCAAACGTTACCCTCATGAAGTTGGGCGACCACTCCCCCGCCAAGACATCGCAGAAAGGAGCACCCGCACCAGTGGAGTCCACCGCTACATTCTCTGGCGACACCTTGTGCTTCTTACAATGCTCTACAATCTGACTAACAATCTGATATGTGCGCGGTACTGCCTTGTTAGTTGCGTCATCGTTGAGGTGGATCATCTCCGTAAACTGGCACACGTATTGGCCGTTTCTCGCGTACCCCACCTCTGCAATCGATAAGATGGTCCGGTCGCCCCCGTTAGTGAAAGCGGGGTCAATACCCGCCACAACTGTTGGGGTGTTAGCCCAATCTACTTTGCCCATCGCCCCGCTGTTGGATAACTCAGACTCCGCATATATACCTGTGGTCTCGTCACTATCGAAAAAGATCGCCCTGACCATTCGCATATAGCCCCGTGACTCTGGCCCTAATAATATCCTATCCTCCTCTAGTTTAGATGCGGTGGGCAGCCAAGGATACTTAGTCTCACCTAGCAGTATATTAGGGCTTCTCTCACCATCGAGGCGGATATACTTGCCGCCCCATTTCGTTTCCCACTCATCTGCGTTCTGTATCTCTACTGAGTCCCACCCATTCTTTGGTTCTGACCACACCCCGAAAGCATCAAACCGCGAGTTGGGGTTAGCCATCCCGATCATCTGGAAGTGGGGGTTCTTTGACAAGTTAGTCAGGCCTGCATTGAGAATAGCCTCTGAGAGTTCAGACAACTCATCGCCAATCAGAATCACCCTCTTCTGTTTAATACCAATAAACTTACCTACCGCTTCTCTCGTCTTGGACTTCTCCGCAGCAATTAGAGATAGACCGGCTCGCTCGATAAGGTTCTCACGCTCATCAACATACGCCGCGTTTCCGATTGAATCCCGTATCTTGATTGGTGCCCCCTCAATCACTGACAAGAGCGAGATCACTGAACCCCAAATCCTTTTTCGTGCCTCACGTAACGTGGTGGAGGTCATAAGGATCAGGGTATCTCTGGGCTGGGATAACCAATTAACTATACCCCACGCAGCCATAGTGTGGGATTTACCTGACGAAGCCGACCCACCGACCGACAGGTATTTATTTTTTAGAGCAGCCCGTATCATCTGCTCTGCCCAAGGATGCCGGACCATCATGGGCTCTGGCAAATCGTCGTGATTCCACAGTTCGTCACAGATCCTCCAGAAGTAATACTCCTTC